CATGCGCCTGTTGATTTCAGCAAGGGCGGCGACACCTTCCTCTGGCGTCGGCACTTCGCACATGATAGAATCGGTGTGGCCGTATCGGACCTTGAAGCCGAGGTCCTCCGCATGGTCCCGCAATTCGCCGAGCGTCTTTCGGGAGGTGAAGGTGATAGCCGCCGCAATATCGGGGTGATACATTCCAAACTTGGAGTCCCCTGCTACACCATACATGGAAGCAACGAGCGACTTTGTGGCGTATTGCAGGGCGTCATACCGTCGCGCCTCTTCGGGCGTCTTGGCCTCGGCTTTCTTGCGCTTATAGACGTTCCGAAGGTCCGTCATCAGGTCCATCTGCCTGCACAGGACACCCTTACGGCTCCTGTCGAAGCGAATGCCGTTCCCACAGTCCTCACCATCCTCGGTGAGCGTCGTCCAACAGATGCCGTATTTATCCACGTTGCTATGATACATGGCTCGGACGTCAAAGATGCCGACGTTCTCATAGACGCCCGCTTCAGGCTCCATAATGTCTGCGCCCTCATACTCGACCTTGCTAAACTGCGGCTTGCTCGGGATTCTCACATCGAAGTCTGGGTCGCGCAGGCACAAGACCGTGAACAAGCGCGTGACCCACGGAGTCATGCGAATAGGACACCCGACAATGCGCTGAATCGCCGTGAAATAGCCGAGGACGTCCACCAAGTCGTTGAGCCTCGGGAGCAGGTCCACGTCCTGTCGGGCGTAGTCGAGGTAGGTCCCAATGTCGGTGTAGTAGGTATCGTGGCCGTCAGGGAGGGGAACCTTCTCGTCGCCAAGACAAAACTTGGAGACGGCGTCGAGGCTCATTCCCGGCAATTGCCCGTTCTTGAGGGTCCACAGTTTCTTGAAGCCGACCATGAGGTCAATGACCTTTATCCCTGCGATAGGTTGGGACCAATCGCTGAAGTCCCACCGCACACGACGCATGGGTGAGAGCATCCTCGGCTCCATCCCGTTCGCCGTGAACCTCTTGAACAATTGCTGAATGTCGGCGTTCACCACGTTCCATCCGGTGATGACGTCTGGGTCGTGCTTTTTGAGGAGCCCTGCAAAATCGCGCAGCATTTCCTCTTCGTTGGCGCAACACTTGAAGCGGCGGTCCCCATATGTGCAGGCATCCTTGCCGTATGGATGGTCCTTCGCGGGGATGCTCTCATACAGACCCGGCTCGTAGTCTGCGTGGGTAAACCACACAAACTCTCCTTTCTGCGAATCCCTGACGACAATGATGGTGATTTCACCGGACTCAATCTTCCATTCCATGTCGAGGAACCACACACGTTCCTCATAGTCGGGACACTCAAAGCCGCTATCAACGAGGACACGCGCCTCCCACGGGACTTGATTCTCCCAAGTCTGCACGTTAGCCCTATCAACGCTACGCTTGAGCATATCGTTGTCGGCAAACGAGACCTTCGTCAGCGACTCGCCATAGAGACCACGGTAGCCTGCCTCTTTGCTGATGCTCTCAGTCATCCGGTAGGCGTCTGCGTCTTTGACGAAGATGTAGGGCCTCATGTTCTTGCCGAGAGTCACCTCGACTCTTTCACCCGCCTCATCACGGTATCGAACACGAACGGCGTTTCCGCGTCCTCTCTCCACAATCATGCTTGTGGGTAGTCGCTATGTCCTCTTATACCCCGCGTCGTCCACGGGGTCGGGTTTCTATGCCGTGCTTTTTCAGGGAGTTGAAAATCGTCATCGGAGAAACACCGACGAGCGCGGCAATAGCAGACATGGACATTCCATCCTCAACGTAATGCTTGCGAAGCCATTCTTCATTCTTATAATCGTCCGAGGAGGGGATGGGCAGAACAATCGTCAGGAGCATCTCCTTCCCGCATTCGCACGTCAGGTGGCTCGTCTTCATGGGCTCGTAGTGCGCCTTGAGGTCAAGGTTGCAATTCGGACAATCAATGACGGCGCAGGGCATAGCAATAGAAGGGCTTGGCTGATTTATAGCCATTCCACTTCGTCCGTCTGCTGCACGTTTTCGAGTCTTTGCTGCATCTTTTCGCAACACTCTGGGTATAGGTCCACCATCACGCAGTTCCTACCGAGCATCAAAGAAGCAACACCCGTAGTCCCAGAACCTCCGAATGGGTCAAGCACCCAATCCCCCTCGTCAGTTGATGCGGCAATACATTCCGCCGGTAGTTGGAGTGGAAACGGTGCTTCGTGCGAGTTGCGCGATTCTGGGCTCATCGTCCAGACAGAGAATCTTTTGCCGGTTGCGTTATAGCGGTAGTCTTTGCTCTTGCTAAACATGAACACCGTCTCATGTGATGGGATAGGTCGCTTGATGTAGGACTCTTGTTGGGGGTAGGATTTGGTCTTGGACCAAATGACCTCGCTCCTAAGAATCCAACCGTCGGCCTGCATAGCAAGGGCGAATCGCCACGGGACACCAATCAGATTCTTGGGTTTGAGACCCTCAACGAATCTGGCTCCCCACTTGCGCTTTGACGATTTCCGACCGCCTTCGTGGTAGTCCGTTCCCGCTCCCGTGGAGCCGTTATAGCAATCGCCGATGTTCACCCAAAGCGTTCCGTCTTCCGTGAGATGGTCTGCGACTTTGCGAAAAACGCCGACGAGGTCTTCGATGTATTCGTCAAGACTTTGCTCAAAGCCGACTTCCCGCTCGTCTTCCCCGTAGTTTCGCAGACCGAAATATGGAGGCGATGTGATACACGTCTGAAACTTGCGCTCAAGAACAACGTCCCGAAAATCGGCGTTGATGATTTCATACACGGGCATACCTCCGAAGACCCGACGGTCCATCGGAACGGTATTCAGCAATACCCCACTTCACACATAGGAGCGCAAGCCTCCCGATAGACGTAGGAGTGAGTGCGTGTCGGGAATGAATGTGCTTATTGACGTAGGTAGCGAGGTCAGCGGCGGTGAGCCAAACGTCTTCATCCAAGTCGAGGAATGCCTTTGTGACGGCCATTTTCCGGTTGAGTTTGAAGAGCGACATGACTTCGCCCATCTGCGAAAGCGTTTCCATACCGTCCTGTCGGGTCATGGACGTCGTTCCAGAAATCAGGGCTTGCGCCTGCTTCGGGTTCTCTTGCGCCCATTCCGCGACGTTGATAGGCACGTCACACAACACTCCGTTGATACACTCGCCCCAAGCCAGAATCGCAGATGAGCGCGTGACCTTGCCCTTCCTTCTCATAGGAAATGCAGGCGAGCGAGACGTCCCCCTGAAGGAGAACATTCTCAAGTCCCCCCTCAACGACAATGTCGAAGGAGCCATTGATTTGACGGGCATCGAAGGTCGTCTCTGTCTCGCCGGTCAAATCGTCACCGACTCGCACCCTGAATACACCGAGAGCAGAGAGCGTCAATTGCACACGGGAAACTTTCGCACCGTTGATTGAGCCGGACAAAATGCCGTCCCGCAAATCCGAAGCGGAGACAATGCACGAACCCTCTGCTTCACGCACCTCACCGGAGGACATGGTGTAGGTGGTGGGACCAATGGCTTCCATACGGGCCTCCGAAGCCTCACACCATTCCTGAAGAGTCTCGGAGGTGTGGGGGAAAGCAAGGGCGCGTGGGTCGGCAGAGAGCGTCGTCTGCTTGCCGGGAGACTTGACCCTGAGAGAGGTGTTGTTCTGCGTAAGCGTGACGTTGTCGCCGTGGACCTTGAGAACCCCGAGCAGACGCTCAATGTCGGGAATGACGAGGGCTTCCACATCTTCGCCATCCTCACCCGCTTCACCTTGACCGAGGCCATAGAGCATCGAGACGGAGGTCTTGCCGTCACGCACAATCGAGGTCGTCCACATACAGACGCCGTCAGCCTTCAGCACACACCCAAGCACTTGAGGCATGGGCTTGCCTGCAATCACCGCCATGCGGCGGGTCCTGTTCAGGAGGTCCGTCAATTCCTTGTTCGTCGTCTTCATGCTCTCACCGATGCCTCTATGTCCCTATAATCCTCTCGGTTGCTGATACCCTGCTTCTTCAGAAGCATCAGGCTACACAGACGACAGTCCACGGGACCGTCGTTGAGGGGAGCGCGAAACGTGCGCTGAAAGGTGGCGGGGCCACCGCAAAGCAACCACCCGAAAACATTCTTCTTCTTGTCCACAAAGACAGAGGCATAGTGGTGCTTCTGCCTGCGCTCGGGTCCGAGGACTTTCATCACCTGCAAATCGCATCACTCCCACTTGAGGAAGTCGAGGCCGAACCACTCGACCTCTCCTTCCATCACGCGGAGGACCGTGTGCGTCGTCCCGAGGTGTTCTTGGTTGAAGCCCTTCATTTCCTCAATCGTTGCACGGATTTCCCAGACCCCTTCATCGAGGTCGGGGTCGGCCTTCACACCTGCGGCAATATCGCCCTTCTTCGTGTAGCGAGCGAGGAACACCTGTTGCGAAAACAGGCGCATGGTTCCCTTCTCCCAATCAGGCACGTCGCCGACCTTCATGAGACCCTTCGAGCCACCACCAATGTCTGCGAATTGCTTCACGTCCTTGATGTGGAAGGTGAAGAAAACGGCCTCAACCGGGAGTTGGTGGGCGCGGTTCATCACGTCACGGAACAATTGGTTGCGAATCCTCCATTCGGCTTGGTTAAACTTGTCGCCGTCGGCGACGTTCACAGGATTCTTGCTCCGGTTCATCAGCACGTCGGTCATCGCCATTTCGCACCACTTGAGGAAGGACGAGCCACCATCAATGATGACCGCACCAATTTCCCCATCAGCCGCTTGCTCGGCAATAATCTTCACGAAAAAGCCCATCTTGTCCACAAGGGCCGTCCAATTCGTCGTGTTGTCCTCGTTGAAAATGGACTCATCCATTTCATCGAAGATGGGAACAACGCGGATTCGTGAGTCGTGGCCGTAGTTGTGAGCAACCGTCTGCACGGCGGAATTGTCCACGTCCAGAATCACAATGTCCTTGTCGGGACCAATGTGACGACGGGCTACGTCAATAGCAAGCCCCGTCTTGGCCGTGTTTTCCTTGCCGACCAGAGCCATGCGAATGACGTTCTGGGTGCTTCGCTTCTTGCTGAAGAGGTCGCGGTAGTGTTCGATACCGAACACCTTCGCTTCCTCAGTCGCCTGCTGAGTTTCGGTTTTCCCGCCCCAAGTCATTCCTCTCACTCCCATTCCTCGGTCGTCTCAGCGACCACTTCTTCGTCGGCGAGCGAGGAACCCATTTCCTCGACGGCCCACCAACCGTTGATTGCAAGACGAGCGTCACCCTCACGACCAATGTAGGGCGAACCCACGGCCACGATGACGGAGCCAACGCCGAAGGACACACGACTCTCTTCGTGCTGACCCACATAGAGGTCAAGCGGAGGTGTGGACGCCGTGAGGTCAAGGTCGGCACAAGTCAAGATGTAGCCGCCGTTCTCACGCGGGTCCATGTGTGCGACTTCAAGCACAACGCCAACGACGGCATCCCACTTCTCCTTGTCGCTCAGAGAGCCGACGTAGTCGTGGATGGAATCGAGGCCATCCAACATGGGAAGGTGGGTGGGGATGAGGCCCTGTCCGTCAGAAGTGAGCGGGGGTGCGGGAAAGATGTTCGCCACGTTCTCGTCCGAGTTGAAGACGGTCACGCCGTTCTTTGCATACGCCTTGTCGCCGTTGCGAGAAACAGACGCCGCAATCCGCCCCGGCATGAACGTCGGCACGGGGTCTTTCGCAAGGTCCCCACGGAACGTAAACTGCATGAGCGTAGGTTCGCTCGTCGTCCCCTGTTCACGACCAAGGAAGAGGCAAGTGCGCTCAAGGTCTTCGGTCGCACGGGCCTTCCCGTATGCGTAGTTTTGCGAACCCGACGGGTAAGTCGGCGAAGACTTGTTCTCGATGCACACGAAGAAGGAGCCGTCGTCAAGAGCGGTCGCCTGCTTCGGAAGGCTCTGCGTGTTGGTCTCGGCCACGCCCTCAGCGAAGGCCGTCTTTGCAAGCAGGCTCGGGTTGTGAATGTGCGTGTAGCCGCCATCCACGTCGTCGTGAACGTAAAGACCGACGAGGCCCTGAGCAACAAGGTTGCGCCGCCCTTCCTCGGAGAGAGGATTCAGCATATTCGCATACTTCTGATAGAAGACCTTGCCCCAATCCTTGTAGCGCGGGGACGTGAGGAACATACCCTCAAGCATCTTTGCACCGGAGCGGGACAGACGCGCTCGCTCGGCTCGCATTTCAGCCGCCGCCATGCGGAGGGTCTTCGTCTCCATTTCGCTTTCAGGGACGCCCGAAGCGGCAAGGCTCGCCGCCTGTGCATCCATCACCGCCTTGTGACGGTGCATCATTTCTTGCACCGTGCATCCGACGTTCTTCGCCACTCTTTCATACGTTTCCGTGTTCATGTTCTCGCCTCGTTGTTCGCTGCTGCGTTATTCTCCCCATGTTGGGTTGTCCTATTAAACCCCTCTCGACCCGCAATCAGGCGGCAAAGGTTCCATCGGACAATCTGTGCGTGGACGCCCATGAGGACGTCGCGCTCGCTGATGATACACGCTTCAACGACGCGCATCTTCGACGCAGGGGAAGCGTCGGATTCGACCACATAATCGAAGACCTGATGAATCAGGCTCCGAATCTGAAGGCCCTCGGTTTTCTTGACGGCAAGGTCCACCGCTCGCTCCTTCGCGCAGAGGACCATGAAGCCCCGAACATCGAAGTCGCCTTCGCCGAGACCCATGATGAACGACTCCCTCTCTTTTCCGTGTGCGGGCAGGGACGCATAGGCTTGCAGACACCCGATAGCGTTTCGCAAATCGCCACGGTGCTTCCGAATGATGGCCGCCATGTGCGTCTCAGAGACGTTTACGGCTTCGTAAAGTGCAACAGCACGAAGTCGTTCCCCCATGCTCTCATCAGAATGCGGCGCAAACGTGCGAACCTGCGCTCGGGATTGGAGCCACGGACGAACGAGGCTCAGGTCGTTGCAGGTGAGAATGAAATAGCAAGTGGCGTTCTCGATAACGCCCTTGAGCGCATCTTGCGCTTGGATTGTGAGGCGGTCGGCCTCGTCGAGAAGGATGATGGTTTCCCACCGACCACTACGGGCAAGAGGCATCACGTCCTCTTCGACAAACTCGATACCCCGAGTCCTCTTGGAGGAAGCGTTGAACGTGTGGAGCGTATAGCCGAGCGAGTCTGCAAGCAGACGTGCGGCAGAAGTCTTTCCCGTTCCCGGTTCGGGACTGTGGAAGAGGAAGTGCTGCATGGGGGCCTTCCCTTCGGCAATCGCTTGCAATTCTGCACGGAGGTCGTCTTGCGAAACGAAGGACTCCCAGAAAGCAGGGCGGTAGCGTTCAGACCAAATCGGACTCATGCGTCCACCCCCCATTCAGGCGAGAAGCCGTCGTTCACGTCGCCGCAGACAATCAAATGCCCCACGACGCATTCCTCGGTGCAGAACCACAGGAGGGGAAGGTCCGGTGCGTGTCGGAGCGAGAAGCCCCTGCAAGCCAAGTCCTCGCCCTCGCACATCTCGCAAGTTAAGACGAGGCCGTCGGTCATGCGTCCACCTCTTCGGCTTTGGGACAGTCGCAAGGCTTGGTCGTCGGGTCCGTAATGTCCCATTGGTGGCCGCATCCGGCGCACCAACGTCCGGTCCATTGAACGTCCCTCATGCGCTCGCCTCCTTGAGGCTACGCTCGTATTCCTCGGCCATGTGTTCCATCACGGCGTCGAAACAGTCTTCGCACGATTGCATCGGGTGTGTTGCAGGCTCGCCACAATTCCCACACTTCAGGTGCTTGACGCGGAAACCCTTCATTCGTCGGGCCTCCTGTTGCACTTCGGGCAGATGAATGCCCGTCCCTTCCTCTCAATCTGCGCCAACACAGACAGGCACTTGGAGAGCCCGACAATCTCTGTCGTGTATTCGCATTCGGGGTGTTCGCAGGTCATCGTCAGAGCCATGCTCTTTGGTTTCATTCTTGGTCTCAGTTTCATTCCAACCATTCCTCCACAAAGGGTTGTGCGGCCTTGAACAGGCCATAGTCGCTTCGCCCCGACGTATCAATCGGGACGACGTGAGTCTGTATCTGCTTGAGGTAGGTATCGAGAGCCTCCATATCCTCGGAGGGATGCTCGGTGTGTTTAGCACCGCGCTCGCGGAGAGTTTCGTTGTCTGCCGACAGACGGATGATGAAGCCACCATTTCGCACCACACTCTCCGCCTCGTTGGGGTAGCGTAGGTCGTCAATGATAACGTGGGGATAGCCACGCTTTTCGATGTAGTGCATCAGGCGATTGACCCAATAGTCCGGTGAGACAAGGTCTCGGCGACCTTGGCCCCACGCTTGCAAAATAGGCCGAGTTAGGGTCTTGTCCTGTGACTCCAAAATGTCCCAAAGGAAACGGGCCTCCGCTCGTTGTTGCTTCGGGAAGAAAGCCTGAGAGACTTCTTGGCGCACGGCCTCAGCGTAGGAGACCACGGGAATGTCGAAGCGCGTCGAAAGTGCCGCCGCAAGCGTGGACTTGCCGGAGCGCATAGGTCCGGCGATAGCGATAATCAGAGCCATCCCCCCTCATCAGCAATCCGGTTGCCGGTTTTCTTCTTGGCCTTGACCTCTGCGCGTGGGGGCTTCCACGCCTTCAGGTAAGCCTCTGCCTCGGGCCACCCGTTAGGGAAGCACTTCGGACAGAAAGGCAAAACGCGAGCCTCAGCGTCGGTGATGCTTACGGTATAATCCGAAGGCTCTCCACAGGGATGCTTGCCCGATGGAGAGTCCATCGTGCGGCTCAAATGGAAGTGCGTCTGCCTCGTCATCATTCGCTGATAGAAGCATTCTCCACTTAAACCCCTCTCCTCTCACAGACGAGGCAGATGGACCACTTATCCTCAATCAGGCGCATCTGTGAGCAACGGGGACAACGAACCGCTCGGCGTCTTTCAGATGGCGTCATTGTTGAATAGGGCCGTGTGAACACAAGGTCTTCCTTTGTGCGAATCAATTCCTCGTCAATAGCATACACGACGTTCTTCACTCGCTCACCCTGACTTGTCGTGACTTTGTCCGAACCCATCTGCTTGATTTGCAAGTTCTTTGCAAGCATGGCTGTGAGCGAAGAATCGCTCGGCAAAGCCCTTGTTTCCCCGGTTGAAAATAGCAAGGAGGACATTTCAGCCCTCGTCATCGGACCCCTTTCAAACAGGATTTCGGCGATGAGCCTTCGTATTCTTGCGTTGGAGTTGTTCTTCGCCACGCTCCGCCATGACGCTTGCGATATAAAAACTCAATCATCCCACAACCCAATGTAGGCCGTTGCTATTTCGCTCGGCTCTTCCTGAACCACGGTAGCGGCAGGGATGGAGGGGATAACCGCCCCGAACATCAATCGAATAGGCCACGACGTCATCCAGACAAACGAAAGAAACCCACACACGTCCCACATCATAGCCATGTGGTCTCCCTCTGTTGTCGCTTCTTCGATTTCTTGGGCATGGTCTTCGGTGCTATTCTGCGAATGTGGTTGCCCACCGAGTTGTCCTCTTGGGCAAGGATGTTCGCATAGACGTCGCTTTCGCGGAAACCGTGGGGGATAACCTCCTCGTCTTCCTTGCTCTTCTTGGGGTAGTTGGGGCGATTCACAGGTTTAGCACCGTAAATCAGAGCGGCAACCTGCATTTCCATTGGAACCCATTGGAAGCCAAGAGCGGCGGTGCGCCACATTTCGATGTTCCTGTCGTTCTCTCGGAGGAAAGCGGCGAGTAGGGGATAGGGTAGTCCTTTGCCTATGACCCATGCTCGCTTGCGGTCGCGCCACGTCATGCAGGCTTTAATCGCAGGCATGAAGTCGTCCTTGCGTTTCGGCTTGTCGAAGATGACCCTTTC